TTGAGTAGCCGCAGGGCACGTATACAGTGTCGTTGCACTGGTCGTGGTGAGATCTACTTTGGCGTTAGTGTATGTGTGTGACATTACTTAATAAACCAGCTAAATATTTCGCCTTCATCATCAGCGGCGGCATCTCGCAATGCTTTGTCTAGCTGATTGAAATATAAGCGCAATACATTGTTAAACTGCTCAAACGACTCTCGGTTGTACTCTTCTGGCGCATAGGGGAGTGCAGGTGCGCGGAAGTTAATATCGTATTTAGTTAGATCTACAGGCATTACCGTCTCCCATCAGGTCGCATATCCAAACGCGGTGTGCCTAACTGCCATGTCACTCCTAAATCTGTTGATTCGATCTTAACCGCCAACTGCCGACCCCGTACCCTCGTATCTAACTGCCCCGTAAATGCTTCTACTGGCAAGGTAGCCGTGCGGGTTATGGTGCCTTGGTTTGACCCCCCTTCAGACGTAGGTGAATTATATCCCGACCCCGCATTCTTGAGGGGTAGTAGGGACATTACGGCGCTGGGGGAAGTTGCTGTAGAACCGTTAAATCGGATGTCAGGTAGTACACGCCAAATGAACATAAACTGGTGACCATCATCCAGATCAAACTGAGCCGAAGATATGGTGGCAGTGATCGCAGTAGTTGTGGCTGTTTCGTTATCATCAACGCCCTGTTCGTGGTTTACCAAGTTGTAGGTATATGTAGCAGCAAGAGGGTTGTCACGCAATCCCGTGTCTAGCCATGCTGTACGCGCCATATTTCCGTAGTACCAGATATCTTGTAAGTAGTTGTAAATAACGTACTTATCAACCGTTTCACTATCTTCAGAACAATAAAACCACCAGATCTCATGGTATGACTCGTTAGTGCCAGCAAATACCTGATCATATTGCGCGGTATTAAAGTCTCCAAAAACAAACTTCCGTAGATCGCATCGGAGAGGCTGAGTGCGTCCATCGTACTTATAGAACTTGTCCTTGCCCATCCAGTAAGCCACACCATTGGCGTAACCCACGCAGTTCTGAGAGGCTATAGAGACATTATCGCCCACTGTTTGCGCGGCCCAAACCGCTGGAGCACCGACATACTGCAGTGAGTAGACGGTAGAGTCAGTCCAAACTAGAACCTCTTGCCGTGCTTGTTTAGCAGTAATGATCTCGGTACCACGCGATAGACGCAGGCTACCCGCTTGGTTTGTCGCTGCCGGTGTCCAGTTTGTAGCATCTTCTTGGTCAGACCAACGAATCAGCATCGGGTCTACCGTTGCACTACCTAACTCGTTTGCACCAAAGCAAAACACAAACCGATTAATATCAGACACAACAATGAAATTCTGATCTGTGGGTACATTTGACGCACCCGATAGGCTAGATAAGAGGACCGCCCGAGTTGATACCCCGTTAGTAGCATCCCAATAATAGATAGCCCCACCACGAGGTCCGAATATAAGATCTTCTCCAAAATTAGCTTGGCTCCATAGTCGGATAGCGTTGGTTGATACGGTGCCAAAACCCCATGTACCAGAACCCCAAGTTCCCGCACCCCAACCAGAAAGCGGGATAGCGTACGCTTGACCAGTATTAATCTGGTACGTCCCTACAACAGAAGCACCGCCATTACCTGTGTCAGAGGCATTTGCGGTAACTGTAGCACCAGCGGTATCTTTAGCTGTAATTGTGTAGGTATTAGCGTCCTGTACCGCGTCTACTTGATATTCTTGGTTAAGTACCGCAGCGGTAATGTTGCCCCCTAACGTAGCTGCTCCGCTAAAAGTAACAAAGTCATTAGCGATTGCACCGTGCCCCGCATCAGTGACAGATATGGTAGAAGAACCGTTTGTTGCGCTAAACGTAACATCACCAGCCGCTGTAGTAACGCGTATTGGTGTAATGTCGTTATAGGCACCGCCTTCTTCTAGGTAGAATTTTAGATTTGTACCTACACCCAGTAAGTTGATGCTGCCAAGCGTAACCCAGTTCCATAAGGAACGGCACACACCTTGGAATGTGGTGCTAGATATACGTTGCCATCCCCCTATCTTCTCGGGATAGCCTTGTCTAAAGCGGATCTTGTCGCAGTCGTACCATCCACCCTCACTCGTATAGACCGTATTTTCTCGGTTTACTCCGGGCTTTAGCTGTAACTTCTGTAGCGGCATATCTCACCCATCAGGAAGTTGCCCCAAATACAGGGGGCAGCGTTGTTACTTGTATCGCAACACTTTCTTTAAGGTTAAGCGGATTGCCGCAGTCTGAGCAGGTATCTGCCTCTAATTCGCTTTCATCGAGGTCAAATCCACAATGAGCACAGACCACTTCAATCTCGTGTGCGGGTTCTATTGCCCCGTCTTCTAACTCTTTCGGTTCGTGTGTAGTACGCATGACTATCTTTCTTGGTATTCACCAGACTTAATCATTTGGCAGATCTCTAAGGCTCGATCACCTACTTGAGTCGCCCACTTACTGTCGTAAAACTCGTCGCCAGCTTCTTCAAAATTACTTTCGGCCATATGACCCAAGGCTTTGACGAACCCTCTCAACCTAGTTTGGCCTACATTAAACGACAAATCTATAAGAGCTTCTTGTCGCACGGAGTCTAGGTCATCAAACCAGTCATATTCCGTATCTAACTCTTTACGGCAACGATCTATATCGTTTTGTAATAAGTAATCAATTTCGTCATCAGCTAGGCCAAGTCCAACATTCTCATCGAGGCAACGCCCTACACCCACTGTCACGTATCCAAGGTGGTCTTCGTAGGCATGGCTTTTTACACCTTCATGGCGCTTCAGCATTTCCCTCAGTCGGTAGCTCATCTTTGTCTAAACCTCTGTAGTATTCGATGATACTTATTGTTTGACGGATATAACGTTTTATCTCAGCTATATTCGTACTTAAGTTTTCGTATCCCTTGGGTGTAAGCCCATAATACGCGTCAACCGGCGCTTTACCAGCATTTAAATCATCTAGGTAGATCTGCATTGTTTCTGGTGTTAGCACGCGCCACTCAACAGGTAATGGCGCTATCTGATTGGGTAGTGGAGGATGGTATACCGGTGCAGGCTTTTCGATAGTAACCACTTCAACCTGCTTTACATCTGGTACAGGTTCTGGTCTGACCAAAGCGCAGCTAGTTAAGCTGGTTAGGGTCAGTAATAGTGGCAAGCTCTTCATTAACCTTGACCGTTCCTCTGTTTATTATCTTTTCAATCAACCCCGGCTTGCGTACAGAAAGCATGTTTAGGTTATGCCTTGCGAAAGTCTGCCGCATATCAGTGACCTCTCTTTCCGCTACTCTAGCCGCATCTGCTAACTCATTAATTTTTTGCAGGTTCTCCTTTTCTCTGACTATTTGCCTTTCTATTTCGTCGTTTTGAGCTTTGATCTCGCCCTCTAAAATAGCTTGGTTAGATATGGCTTGCTGCAACTCTGACCTCAAAAGGTCTTTCTCCGCCTCTGTCTTGTCGTAGTACAACTTAAAAGTCCCGCCGAGCAGGATCAAACCTACGCTCAACGCCGCAGATAGCTGCCACATCACTTCTTGTTCATGTAAGCAGTGGCACCAAAGTACAGGCCAACAATCGATGCCTGTGACAGAAACAACATATCCGATAAAGCTGCTATCGTGTCGAGCCTAGATTCGCTAACAAACGGCATCAAAGGCAGCAGGGCATAGATCATCATGCTGATTACTGCTACCCAAGCCATCAGCTTTTGACTTTCAGCCTTCTCTTCTCGCAGCTCAAGCTCAAGCATTGTTTGACTGCGCTGTAACTCCTCGTCAGTTACTACGCCATCTTTGTCGAGATCGAACTGCTCGTACTGACTACCGTTCTCGAAACGCTTAGGACTCACTTATCTTTAGCCTTCCCTATGTTGATGGCTAACAAGTCAACCATCTTGTACAGCTTTCCGATCCACTCATCGTCTTTCGGCGTTGGCGTAGACGCTGCCACAATCGACGCCACAGTAACGATAAGCGTTACGATACTTACTAAGTTAACTAACATATCCATAATCAATCCCAAAATTTAGTGTTGTCGGGCACCATGCGCGGCTCACACCACGCTGTTACTTGATACTGACTAGAGTTAGTGCTGCGTTTTTCAATAGCATCCGCGAAGTAATTGCAACGGTTGATGTTTTGAAAATACATCATGTCAGTATTTACAGCTTCTCCTTCGACTATGACCATAAGGACAAAAGCCATGATCACATAAATAACTCCACATAGATAAATAACGCGCCTAGTAAGAAACTGACACAAAGAAGACCTATCATGGCGTATGTGCCTAGTTCTTTAAGTAACTTTTGGCGCTGCCTTCGTTTTATCTTTAGTCGGTTAACCTCTCGTTCATGAGCGACCTTAGAGTCCTCAATACGCTGCATGATTTCTTTGTACTGAGCAGCTCCGCCTTGCTGCATTAACAAGCTATCTTTCAAAGCCCGATGAAAGTTAGTTGCCTGCTGCTTGGCTATTTGCAGGTTCATGCTGTCTTTAACCGACAATACACCTGCTGATTTTGATTCTACGTCTCGAATCTTCTGGTCTAAATCAGAGTATCGAGATACTAAGCTGCTAATTTGTCCTGCGTTAGCCCCTGCCTCCTTAACAGTGGCAAGCCCGTCATTAAGAGCTTTCAGTCCTTGTAAGACAGCCGCTATCGTCGCAGCTTCGCCAACACCGAATCCGAACATAATCCATCACTTCATCCAAACCGCTGCCATTATTCCGAGCAAAGAAGTGACCATCAACGGGTATATCCCCCAGATCATGCGTTCGAGCTTGTCGAATCGTTTTGATCCCGCATCTAATCTGTTGTTAATAGCCTCATACCGCAAAGCGCACTCAGCCTCATGGATCTCAATCTTCTTTAACGCTTTACTAGCATGAGTCTCGGCCATTAGTTATTTCCATTCCAAATGTAGACAATTTCAAAAGCGGCGGAAATATCAAAACTTACAGAAGCGGAGGACGATATTGCCCGTACTTCTATGTCCGATTTTTCTGTAACTTTTTGCGGAAGCGCAAAAGTTTCTTCAACGTGCATACCCGTTGTCAAAGACTTAACATCTTTTGACTGAAATACTTCCCCGAACGGTCTAATTGATAAAATCAATTTACACACCGCAGGGGTGTTG